AATATTATAACGGTGGCGAGCTAGGCTCCGGCGTAGCTAAGGCTGCTGCGTAGCGTAGTGGTTTTCCCACATCCGTGTTCGCACTGCCGCGCGTGTCGGAAAATGATGACCGGAAGGCCTCCGATCATCGTCTCCGGGGGGTTTGAGGAGAGAGAAAAGCACTTTTACAGAGCACTCCCACGCGCCTGTTATCTCTGCTTTTTAGGGGTATTGTTGTCCAATTAAATTGTACGGATAAGTGCCCCCCGATTGAATCGGGGGGCAATTGGGGGGCACTGGGGGGCATGGCATTATTGTAATTATGATGAACAGTCAAATTCAAATCGGGTCATGGGCCGTGTATTTATTTGGGCTTTTTCCAGGGCTACATGGTTTTTAATTATGGGCTTCATTTAATTATTTTCTTATTTTTATTTTAATTTTATTTTCACTTCGTTCAATTATTTCTTTTTTCTTCTTTTTTTTTTCGCCATTTCTTTTCTATTTTTTTTATTGACACTTGAGCTGCGCTCCCTTTATGCCGGAATAGGTGTTCTTTTCTCTGTTTATTTGTCTATTTTTGTGTTGGGTTCTTTTTTTTGTTTTAATTTTCTTTTCTCTTTGATTCCATTTTTATTTTTCTCTTTCTATTTTCTTTCAGAAATAAAGGATGGATAGCAAAAGTAATAGGAAACAATACTTCCAAGAATAAATAAGTACAAATACATGGACCAAATTGAGACACACAACCCACAGATCACCACTCTATAAAAGGACGTAGATAGAGGAACATAGATCCAGCAAGAAGAGATGACGATAATATATAACAACGGTAACGGAATCAAGTTCATAATAGACGTAAGGCTCCAACAGTTCATCAGAGTGCAAGTCCAGGTATACTCAACAAATCAACCAGTACTGACAGGTATCCGCTGCAACATACCATACACATACGTCCAAATGGTTCCACCATTCGACTTCAACGGGACAGAGGAGCTAGTAAGGGATACACTGGAATTGATGTACGATGATTCAGACATCTCCAATTTCAAACAAGAAGAGATGATTGATTCAATTGATATGGTGATGATGCACTGGTTAAGTGATATGGGGGTAGATACAGTAGATAGATACGTTGTACGAAATACATACACCGTATAAATACCATGTACTACGATAAGCAATGTATTGCATATCTCCGTGTAAATAAAATTAATGATTAATTTTATTTTTATTCTTCATTAAATTCATTTTTAGGGTGTAAAGTGAATAAGACAAAGTACAGGGGCTCAAAGTGCAATAAACCAAAACTTATCTAGAAGGTGGGGCCCACCTTTCCCCCGCGTCCCCCAACTCGCTACCGGT